GGTGTATTGCGCCAGCGGCGTTTCGGGATTCGCGACGATCGGCGGCGTGCTCTACCGCGTGGTGGATTACACCGTTGAAGTTATCGATAAGAGGCAGAGCGATGGATGAGCCAATCGGGCGCTACTATGACGAAAGCAAAAACCCGGAGGGCGGGCTATTGCCGGGCGTGCCATTACGCGACATCAGCCAAGCGGAATTCGACAACTACCCGGCCTGGCTGCAAGCGTCGATCGACGCGCATCCGATGTACCGCAAAACGCAATTGAAAGAGTCAAAGGAGATACGCCATGCCCGGAGCTGAGATACCGCTGAGCGTGTTCGGGCTGGCGCTGGAAAGCACGCGCGGCACCGTCGTCACGCCGCCGACTCACTTGCTCCCATTCGCCGGCACGTTGACGCCGTTCCGAACCAAGTACCGCCCGGAAGAGGCGCGCGGCACCTTAGAACAGTACTACCGATCCAAGACGGTTAGAACCGGCTGCAATTGGGAGATACCGGATTCTTTGGCCGACCCGAACTACGCGCCGATCGTCTTTAACATGTTCATGAAGGCGGTTACATCCCCGAGCACGCCGACCAACGGCGTGTTAACGCGCCTCTGGACGTTTCTTCCGACCCTGACATCTGATGACATCAAAAGCGGCACGTTGTACGCTGGCGATCCGAACGTCCAGATCTGGCAAGCGGCCTATTGCATGGGCGACGAATTGACCGTGAGCGCCGACGCCACATCAGAGGACGGCGCGACATGGGCCATGAAGGGCATGGGCCGCTTTCCTACGCGCGTCTCTGCGCCCGTCTTTCCGGCCGCGATCCCGGGCGATCTGCTCATGCCCGGCGCCATGCAGCTCTGGATGGACACCAGCTCTGCGATCGGCACGACTGAGGTAACAGGTCGATTCATCAAAACCGACTGGACGATCCCGACGGGAGTCACCTATAAGAATTACGCCAACGGGCCGAGTGGCGGATTGAACTTCACCACGACGGGCCGCAAGCCGCGCGCCGCAGAGGCAACGATCGAAGTGGAGCTGAATACCGCGTCGATCGGGGTCGGGAAAGAGTATTTGACCTATGAAGCGGATACGATCGTGAAGATGCGGATTAGGTTAAACGGCGCGCTGATCGAGTCGGTCACGCCGGACTATTACAGCTATATCCAGCTGGACATCTACGGCCCGCTGGACGCCTTCGAATGGGGCAGCGTCGAAGATACCAACGTCACGATGCGCTACACCGTTACGGCGCAGTATGACAGCACGGCCGGCGCCGGCTTCGTCATGTCGGCGCAGAGTACACGCACGACGCTCTAGTGAGGCTATGATGAGTAGATACTTCGTGACCGATCCGCCGGTCCCCGTCTATGAATTTGACGCGGCCGAGGTGATCAGCGAGACGCCGCCGAACGTGATTTACATCCGGGCAAAGATGGACGTAGCGACCGATGCGAAAGTAAAGGCGGATGTGGTGAAGATCGGCGCCGACGATAAGACGATCGAGCGCCATATCGGCCTCTACCAGCTGGCGCTGCTGATTCACAATATTGTCAGATGGGACGGGCCGGATCTGGCAAGCGTGCCATGCACGCCGGAGCAGATCCGCGCGCTCGATCCGACTGAGCCGCACCTTGTCTTGGTCTTAGACGAAATCGCGCGCCGCAACAAGCGCCCGGACAGCCCCAACCCAAAACCAGTCGCCGGCAGCACCTTAGGGAAAAATGGCGCGGCCGGCTCGATCGCAAGCCAGGCCAGCGACCAACCAAGTCTCAGTCTACAATTGGCGACTATGACGCAGAAATCACCTTTGCGATCCGCTTTGGATGGACGCCTGAACAGGTCGGAAGATTAGATCCCGACTTCGTCGAAGAGTTACTAGCACGCATGCTGGCCGAGCAAGACCTAGAGGCACGCAATGGGCATGAGTCAAGCCGCGCTTGAATTACTCGTGACGATGAAGGATGAGGCTAGTAGCGGCCTGTCCTCGCTTTCGAGCGGGCTAGGGAATGTCGGCATGGTTGCGGGCGGGGCCGCGCTGGCCGGCGTGGTTGCGTTCGGCGCAGCACTCGCAGGCGGAGTCGCCGACGCGCAAGAGTCGCGCCGTCTCATGGCTGAGACTGAGACGATTTTGAAAAATACGGGTAACGCCGCCGGCGTGACCGCTCAGCAGGTGGCAGACCTGTCATCCGCCATGTCGGATGCGGCGGGAAAATCGCTGTTTGGCGACGATACGATCCAGGGCGCCGAAAATGTGATACTCAAATTTAAGGAGATCAAAGTACCGCTGCAAGACGTGACACAATTGTCACTGGACATGGCCCAAACGCTCGGAACCGCGCCCGCCGACGCGGCGAAAAAGCTAGGGCTGGCGCTGCAAGATCCGTTCAATGCCGTGTCCGACTTGCAGAAGCAAGGCGTCATGTTGACCGATACGCAAAAGGCGGTATTGGAACAGATGAAAGCGACCGGAGACGCCGCCGGCGCCCAAACGGTGCTGATGGACGCGCTGAATAAGACCTATGGCGGGCAGGCTGAGGCCGCCGCAAAGGCCGCCGGCGGCATGACGCAATTTAAAGCCGGGCTAGGCGAGGCGTTTGAGACGATGGGATCGAAGCTGTTACCCGTCTTAGACAAGTTCGGCGCATGGCTGAACAGTCCCGAGGTGCAGCAGGCGATCGGCGTGTTTGCAGAGCGTTTCGCGCGCGGGATCGAGGTTGCGGCGACGTTCGTGACTGACACCTTAATTCCGGCATTGACCGATCTGTACAATTTTCTGGCGCCGATCCTGGGGCCGATCATCGCTGAACTCGGCCGCGCGCTGTCGGAGGACTTGCCGCGCGGGATCGATCGCGTGGTCACGGCCTGGAATACCATGAAACAGGCGCTGTCTGACTTCAAGACTGGCTACATTGACCCGATCGTGCGCGGCTGGAACGCCGTAACAGGCGCGGCCAGCGATGCGTATAACTGGTTTATTAAGATCGGCGACTTGCTCCCGAGCATTAAGATCCCGTCGTGGCTGCAAGGGCATAGCCCGCCGCCAATGGCGGAATGGTTCAGTAATATCGGCGAGGCGGCGAAAACATCCACCGGCAGTCTGGGCGACTTTCTTGGCAAGCTTGGATCGGGCGCGATCAGCGGCATCAGCGGGCTATTCGGCGGGGGCGCGGGCGCGATCACTGCGCCGGATACATCAGCCATGGATACGTATATGGCGGCCGTGCGCGCAACCGGCGACACCATGACCGATGAGCTATCAAATCTCCCCAAAGAGGCGCGCCGCGCGGCCGAGCAAGCGGCCGCCGCCATGCTCGGCGTGCAATCGTGGCATGATAAATTCGATCCGAATGCGACCTTCGATCCGATCGCCGCCGCTCCGACACTCCCAACGCCAACGGTAGGCGGCGGCGGCATAACGGTTAATGTCGCCGTGTCAGGTAGCGTCAAAACAGAACAGGATCTCGTAACGGCGATCCGCAACGGATTAAATCAGATCGGGGCGCGCAATGTCTCGATCTTTAGTCCGAACGTGACACCGTAATGGCATGGCCAACCCTGTCGATCGCGATCGACTTTGCCAACGGGCCATTGACCGCGCTGGCCAGTAATAGCTGGACTGACATTACATCGTATGTCATCAGCTTTAGCACGCGCCGCGGGCGGGCTGATGCGCTCGGACGGATGGAGGCCGGATCGGCCACGCTGGTCTTAGACAATAGCGATCGGTCGTTTGCGCCGCTCTATGCCGGCAGCGCGTACTATCCGAATATCGTGCCGATGAAAAAGATCCGTATTCGCGCGACCTATAGCGCCGTCGTGTACGATCTGTTTATCGGCCATGTCACGAACTGGCCGCCGGACTGGCCGGGCGGGCTGGACGCGACCACAACGATCCAGTGTGTGGATGCGTTCACGTTCTTTGCATCGGTCAAATTAAATGGCGCGTATGCGGGCGAATTCTGCAATTGGTCGATCGACACATGGCTGACAAACATCGGCTGGCCGGCCGCCGATCGCACGCTGGCCAGCGCCAGTAGCCAGATCCAGGCCGGCACGTTCGTGAATACGCAAGCCTTAACGCATTTTCAGAATGTGGCCGATGTGGAGTCGGGGCTATTCTTCATGGGCGCCGATGGGAAAGCGACATTCCAGAATCGCTACTACCGCATGACCAACAGCCTGACAAGTGCGGCCACGTTTGACGACGATCCCGCGGCCGCGCTGCCGTGGTTGAAAGCGACAAGCGCGTATGATGATACGCAAATATGGAACGAAGCGCGCGTGACTCGGACGGGCGGCACTGAGCAAGTAGCGACCGACGCGACAAGCCAGGCGGCCTACTTTACGCGCACCTTAACCCGCACGCTGCCGATGCTGAGCGATAGTGAAGCGCTGGCGCTGGCGCAATATCTGGTGGGATTGTACGCCAACCCGATCTTTCGCTATACCAGTGTGATACTGGACGGCAACATGGCTGATGCGCTGTGGCCATACATCCTCGGCCTGGCGATCAGTCAGCGCATTACGGTGCAGCAGCGCCCGCCGCCGCAGACACCGACGCTGTTCACTATCACCGCAGATTGCTACATCGAGTCGATCGCGCACGAAGTGACGGCGACAAGTGACGGCACATTCTGGCAAACAACGTTTGGGCTGAGTAGCGCCGATGCGCTGGCCGGATCGAGTTTTTGGGTCTTGGATAGCACAAGCTATAGCGTGCTGGACAGCACGACGAAGCTAGGGTACTGACATGGCATGGACGGCGCCCGCAACATGGAACGTGAGCGAAATTGTCCTCGCATCCAAGATGAACGCCCATGTGCGCGATAATCTCAAATATCTGAAAGGACAGGCCGGCGCGGTTGTACTGGAGGATCGGCTTGAGATTCCCGCCACCAGCGGCACGACCGGAACCGGGCTGCGATTCGCAACCAGCGGCACGAGCTATGGAACGGTGCAAGGCTTTAACGACGGCACGAACAGTTATATTTTCTTTGGCACGAATCGGCAATTCGACGGTACGGGCTGGCAGCAGCTGAACGCGCGCGCGGCCAGCCTGATTCAGCTGACACAAGATGTCGTGACGTTTTCAACCTTTCCCGCGGCGTCCAGCGTGCCGGCCGAGCGCATGCGGATTACGAACGCCGGGAATGTCGGCATTGGCACAACCGCGCCGGCGGGCGCGCTGCATGTGACCGGCGCGGGATCGATCAGCGGCGCGGGATTCGCGATCGGGTCGGTCGCAGCGGTCACGACGATCCAAACGGTGTTCGCGGCCGGCACGATCGCGCGGGCGTGCGTGGTGTCTTTCATCGATCGCAACAATACCGGCGGCGCGTACACGAGTTCAACCAACCTCGGGGTCATTGCGCTGAGCGGGGCGTTGACCTATACCAACACCGATACGATTACGCTGGCCGTCACCGCCGGCGGGGCGCTCACAGCGCAGCGCACGACCGGCACGAATGGATCGCATGACATTGTCATCCATGTGATCTTTTTCTAAGGCGGGCGGCATGATCGAACGCATCAAAGCGCGCAGAAACGAACTCGCGCGACAAATGGCCGAATCGCAGCGGCAGTATGATGAATTAGAGCAGACCTTACACGCGCTCGATCGGCAGCTCTGCGCCATGGCCGGCGGGCTGCAAGAATTAGACGCGCTGCTCTCAGAAACGGCGCCGCTGAACGGCGCGCGCGCCGCTGCGTTAGATTGGATGAAGTAACCATGCACGCATTCTGGATCGCGCTCGATCGTCTGCTCTGGCGCATCCGGCGCTTCTTTCACCCGACGGTTACGCAGATCGCGCCCGGGTACGAGGGATACGGCGGCGCGACGATTACGCGGCGCGTCGACGGCGCCGGGGCGGAGTGGATCGCGTGCTGCGCGCGCGGGCCGGATGGCTATTTTGGTTTCTACGCCTTTAAGAACGGGGCGAACGTGCCGCTCAGCCCGCGCGTATCCGGCCGCGGCTCGATCCATGACGACGGGTATTGGATCGCATGGGAGGGCAGCACGCATCACAAAGGAACGTTGCCGGGCTGGACGCCACTGGCAAAGGGCGGCGACACCAGCGCGCTTGAAGCTGAGATCGACGCGCTAGAGGCGCAGATCGCCACATTGGAATACACGATCGCGCATCTGCCGCCAACCGTGACGGGGCCGATCGTCAGCATTCCGGCGCGGAATACGGTAGATGGGGCCATGCTGTATCTGTACGCGGCGACGGGCGCCCCCTGGCTATTAGACGTAGCGGCCAGCGGCAATTTGCGGGTAAGTCGTGATGGGATCGTGTACGAGCGCTGGCCGAACGAATAGCGCCCCGAGATGCGAGGCCCGGGGCGTGCGCGCTACGCCGACCGCGTAACCGGGTACTCAGCTGGCGCGGTCGATCCGTCGTCTTGTCGAAATTGCGCCGGCGGGGCGCCCGATCGTATCTGTTTCACGCGCGCCAGCACGGCCGCGCGATGCCCCCCAACCGCCTTGAAAATATCGTTCGCGCTGAACAGATCGCCGCCTTTTTCGTCGCGCGCATTGGCCATGTCCACGATCCATCCATCAATGATTATGTCACGATCGGCGGCCGGTTTAGCTGATACCAATGCAGTACCTTGTACCGGTACATGTACCGGATCGTGTACCGATCGATCCGCCGGGGCGCCTTCCGATCGTGACATAACGCCACGCGCGGATGACCACGCCGGCAGCGCGAGACGCGCCACATACGCGGTCATGCCGTCGTAGGATTCCAGTTCGAGTCGGAACGCGATCGCGTCGGCAAGTTGCGGCACGCGCCGGAACGCAAAGAGGCCGATCAGGATGACGGCGACGGGCCATGATCGGTAGTAACCGAAGAGGCCGAGCATGATAGCCGCTTCGATGATCACGGCCGCACCTCTCCCACCGCGCCTGGCTGCGGGCCGCCGCTGCCTGGCAGATGACATCCAGTCCTCGGGTAGAACACTTGTCCATCAGGGCAACCATGCGACTGGCGCGCGCCGATGATCGCCGCTTGCTCGGCACTAATCGCGGGCACGGCGACGGCGATCGGCGCTGCGCGCGCGGGTTCGGGGCCGGCTGGAACGGTGGACTTCGATCCGATCGCGCTATCGTCAATGCTTTTGGCCAGCGCGCCATTCGCGCACACGCCGTTGACGATCGGGAACGGACACCCATCCGGAGCGACGTTCCCGCCATTCTGCGCCGGGTCGTTTATCGCATCCGGCTCGATCGTCGGCAGGTCGCTTTCACTATCGCGGATGGCATGCGGCGCCTGCGCGCCGACGGTATCCAGATAGCCAACGTCACCAGCGCCATTCTGCGGGGCGCTATCGGCGGAAACGTCGGAATATACCGGGGCCGCTTCTGTCGGCGCTGGCGCTGGCGTAGGCGCAGCCAAAACGAACGCCGGCGCGTCGGTCGGAACCGCCGTCGGCAGCGCGGGTGTGGCAATGATGATCGGCCCTTGCGCTTGCGCGGGATCGGGCGTGCGATCGAACGCTTTTACGCCGGCATAGATCATGAGCGCCAGTAAGCCATAGACCACAAGCATGGCGATCGGATCGTTTGGGCGCGTGGATGTGGTGTGCATGGGAGTACTCCTGTTTGGTAGGCGGCCATGCTATACTCGCATAGCCTATTGGTTTGGTCAATAGGTTCAGCGCCGGCCGGGCGTGGCATGCACTCGGCCGGCGCGCTGGCGTCTATGGCGGCGCGCGGCCGCCGCGTCCATTCAGAATGGCGGTTCGCTGTGTTCGCGCTCGTAGCGCGCTGCGTCCGACTCTCCGCTTTGATCCGCTATTGTGCGCGCGACATTGCCAAGCGCGCGCCGGAGCAACCATTCCAATTGCACGAGCATGGCCAAGTCGTTGTCTGACAGATCGACCTGGCCGAGCGTGGATAGATTGATCGTCAGTCCGGCGAATTGCCGATCGGTCATCTTCATGCCATCCCCCCTTATCGGCGTTCATCGCTCCGGCATCGGCGGTTGGTACGCGCCGGCCTTTGCGGTTCTTTCGACCCACCAGCGCCAGCACGGCCGCATGGCTGAGCGTGCGCCCGCTGATCGTGTACTGCGGTTCGCCACGCAGGCCGCTGCCGCCGATGTACTCAGCCAGGCCGAGCGGCGTATTGTAGGCCAGCATGATCATAGCGCCAGCGCCTCCTGTCGCACCGTGGGCGGTGACGCCGTCGCAACTCCTAGCGCCTTGCAACTCGCCAGCACCTGATCATCTTCTGTCATCACACAGAGACCCATCAGCGCGGCGCACGCGGCGACATCTTGCGCCGTATCCATCAGCGCCTGTCCATCGCAGCGCATGCCGGTCATCAGCGCCACGCGATAGCCGCCGAATAGCGCCGGGCCAACGTCCAAGTAGCGATCGAGTTTCATTCGCCATCCTCTCTCCATCGGTACGTAATCGCGTGCCACGTCGCGCCGTCGCGCTCGATCGTGCGCTGGCCTTCCAGCGGAAAGCGGATCGCGGTACTCGGCACGCCGCAATCACGCTTGAAGGTTTCGATCTCTGTCGATCCAAGCGCTTTCCCTTTACGGCTGATCGTCAGCGTCGTCACGCTGTCCAGCACGCGCACGGCCAAACGCGCGCCGCCGCGGAGATCGAGCGCCCGATCCTCGCCAGACTCGCGCGCCCGGCGGTGCAATTCGGTGTAGAGGTTGGCTAGCGACACTCCAGCACCTCCAGGCCAACCGCCGATACCGGAGCGATGAACGCCGATACGGTTCTTTCATCGGCGTGTATCTGTCCGGCTATCGGCGGTTCGGTCATGTCCAGCTCAGCCGCGTTGACCCGTTTTTGCATGCCGCGCCAAATGATGATCGAGCGTCGGCCGGCGAGGCGCACGATCCGCACCGTCTCGCCGCGGTAGATCGCGGTCATCGTATGTCTCATGTCATGCAATAGCCGGATTCACAGGCGTCGTCAACGTCATCAAACATATCGGATTGATCACCTATCACGCTATCAAGGGGCCGTAGCTTGCTCGTTAAGAAAATAGGCTCCTTCCCTAATCGCGCTCGTTGGCTCAACAGACTCTGCTCTAGTTTGATAGCTCGATCGAAGAGCGCGGGGGTTGTACGTTTCATCGTTTGCCAATCTTTTATGCGATGATAGGGACAAAACCAACAAGCGGATTTTGGTGGCACGGCCAGCCCGGCGCGCTCAATAACGTTCATGCAATCCTGACGGCTCAGCCGAAGATTGATAAGCGGATATTCCTTTTGGATCAGTGGATACGCGGGGTCATCCGTTTTCATCCGCTGGTATTCGTCAATGCTGATATCTAACCCCATG